TAACTGATACAATTCTCTTTGGTGACTGTCGTGAGACACTAAAAGAATTTGATGGTAAGGCGAGGATGTGTGTAACATCACCGCCTTATTATGGTCTTAGGGACTATGGTGGTGAGGAGAATCAGATAGGACAAGAACAAACACCAGAGGAATATATACAAAACCTCGTAGAAGTATTCAGGGAGGTAAAAAATGTGCTCACAGATGATGGAACTCTTTGGGTTAATATTGGGGATAGTTACTATAATTACAGGCCAGGGCGAGGACAAGGACTGGTTAAACAAACAGTCTCAAATACTAAACAAGACTTACCAGATGTGTGTCCTCGTAGAGGAAACAAACTGGACGGACTCAAAGAAAAAGACCTCATAGGTATCCCTTGGATGTTAGCATTTGCATTAAGAGCAGATGGATGGTATCTAAGGCAGGATATAATATGGCATAAGCCTAATCCAATGCCAGAGTCAGTTAGGGATAGATGTACTAAGTCACATGAATACATCTTCCTGTTGAGTAAGAACAAGAAATATTTCTATGACAATGAAGCAATTAAAGAACCAGCAAAAGACTGGGGTACAAGAGACAGAAGTAAAGGAAAGTACCACAACGAAGGAACAGGACTCCAACCGCATTCAGGTCTTGAGAAATCATATACAACAAAAAATAAACGATCTGTCTGGTCAGTAACTAACAAACCATACAAGGGATCACACTTTGCAGTGTTCCCATCAGACCTGATTGAACCATGTATTAAAGCAGGTAGTGAGGAAGGTGACATAGTATTAGATCCTTTTATGGGTTCTGGTACAACAGCAGTTGTTTCAAAATCATTAGGAAGACACTATATTGGTTGTGAATTACATGAAGAGTATGGTAAACTGATTCAGAAGAGACTCAGTGAAAAATCATTTGCGAGGTTAAAATTTGAATGACACATGGTACTAAGTTAGAACCAATATATACTGGAGATAAACAAACACCATCCCAAGCAAATTGGTATCAGAATAAAAAAGATGATCCAGAGTTTAGAAAACAGCAGCAAGAAAAGGCTGCTAATCAAAGAAGAAAAAAGAAGGAGTGGTGGAAAGAGTTAACAAAATATGATGTCTGTGAGGACTGTGGAGAAACTCAATATTTAGAGTATCATCATTTACCTGGACACACAAAATTATTTAATTTGGGTGATGGTAAGTTTAGATATGGAAGACAAAAAATCATCTGTGAAAAATCAAAGTGTATTCCGCTATGTCCTATTTGCCATAGGAAAAGACATTATGGGTAAAATCAAATGACTGTTAAGGTATATGATAATATCTTATCATGTGATACTTGTCAAAGTTTGATTGAATTATTTCAGACAAATTCACAACATCAACAATTTATTAACTATGATTGTATGTGTTTTAATGTATTAAATGTCAATCAAGTTTCTCAAGATATAGTTCGTTTTCTGTCTCCTCGTATTGCAGAATTATATAAACGATATAAAAAAGATATTAAAACCAAATACCTACCACCTTTGAAATTATTAGAGGACTTTAGAATTAAAGAATATGATACTAGTGGTATTCAAAGATTTGGCGAGCATGTTGATGTTACCGACAGTTATACCTCTACTAGAGCTCTTGCATTTTTATTTTATTTAAATGATAATGACGGAAATACTTTGTTTCCTTTACATGACTTGAATATTCAACCTGTTTCTGGTAGAGTAGTAGTATTCCCTCCAACTTGGGAGTACCCACATCAGGGATTATCTCCTAAAAGTAATCCAAAATATATAATGAGCACATACATCCATTATGGAAAGAATTGAAGAAACGATTCTAAGGAATCTGATATATGATGAGGAGTATTACCGTAAGGTAGTCCCATTTGTGAAGGCAGATTATTTTATTGAACTTCATGAAAGGGTTATATTTGAGGAGATACAAGATTTCTCTACCAAATATGATAAAACTCCAACTAAGGAAGTTCTCAATATAAATTTACAAAATCGTAATGACCTGACAGACGAAACATTTCAACAAAGTCTTAATGAAATTAAAAACTATAGTGATGACTGGGTTGATAAGGAATGGGTAGTTGATGCTACAGAAAAGTGGTGTCAAGATCGTGCTATATACCTTGCTCTGATGCAATCAATCAAGATTGCTGACGGTGGAGACAGCAAGCTAGACAAGGGTGCTATACCTAGCATCCTTCAGGAAGCTTTGGCTGTCTCTTTTGATGAACACATCGGACATGATTACATTGAACAGTCTAAAGATAGATACGAGTTCTACCACAGAACAGAGGAAAAAATCCCCTTTGATCTGGAAAAGTTTAACTATATTACAAAGGGTGGTCTCCCTAATAAGACTCTCAACATCGCTCTTGCTGGTACAGGTGTCGGGAAAAGTTTATTCATGTGCCATGTGGCTAGTGCCTGTCTCACAGAGGGCAAGAACGTTCTCTACATTACATGTGAAATGGCAGAGGAGAAAATTGCTGAACGAATTGACGCAAATCTTTTAAACTGTAATATCAGAGACATTGCAGAATTACCAGAAGTGTTGTATAATAGTAAGGTGAATGAGATTGCCAGAAAAACACAGGGCAAACTCATAATAAAAGAGTACCCTACTGCATCAGCACATGCTGGACACTTTAAGGCACTCTTATCAGACTTAAGCTTGAAAAAAGACTTCAAACCTGATATAATATTCATAGACTATTTAAATATATGTGCAAGTGCGAGGTACAAAGGTGCGATTGTTAACTCATACACGTATGTCAAGGCGATTGCAGAGGAGCTTAGGGGTCTTGCTGTGGAACATAACGTACCTATTGTTTCAGCTACACAGACTACTCGTGCTGGTTTTGGGAGTAGTGATCCTGATCTTACCGATACTTCTGAGTCTTTTGGCTTACCTGCCACTGCTGATCTTATGTTTGCCCTTATATCCACTGAGGAGCTTGAGCAACAGGGTCGCATCATGGTTAAACAACTCAAAAACAGGTACAATGATCCCACTAATACCAGAAAATTTATGATAGGTATTGACAGATCTAAGATGAGGCTGTATGATGTTGCTGATAGTACGTCTGTAATGGATGCACAAGAGGAAGAAGAGATGCCTCAGTTCTCTGAAACAAAAAACCGATTATCTAAGTTCGCTGAATGGAACGTATAAATTATGACGATAGATTTTGATAAGTATACTGAATTTGTAGACGCTGTTACTAGTGATAGTAGTAAAGATTTTGTTAGTCTTGCTGATCGTCTAGGTGATCTGGATAGACAGGGTGCTAACATAGAACGTCTTACTACTGCTGCTATTGGAATTGCTGCTGAAGGTGGTGAATTTGCAGAGATAGTAAAGAAGATGGTATTTCAGGGCAAACCTTGGAATGAAGATAACAGAGAGCATCTTATTATTGAACTTGGTGATGTCATGTGGTATGTTGCACAGGCATGTATGGCATTAGATGTACCATTTGATGATGTTATTAGAGGTAATGTCAAGAAGTTAGAGAAAAGATATCCAGGTGGTTCATTCTCTGTAGAAAAATCAGAAGTTCGTGCAGTAGGAGATCGCTAATGGATCTCCCTATTGACGATAAAGAATTAGAAATTATTGTGACACAACTATGGAAGTCACGTAAGAATTCAGGAGAACCTTTGGTTGCTCCATTATATGAGAAGATTAAATTGGTTAAAGAAGTAAGAGATGCTAACCCTAATGGACCATATAAAAAGATATTAAGAGAAGAGCATGGCATGGTAATCTAAATATCATTAGGAGACCTGTGTGAACTAATGAGTAAGGTAACTTGGGCGAAACTTGCCCAGTATAATTCAAAAGGAGATATGTATCTTCTAATTGCATTGGATGCAATGTGGTTGAATAAGAAGTTAGAGATAGAGGGTAAGTCAGGGAAGTGGCAAATACGTACAGATCCAGCATTCATTCCACCTAGACATAGGCAAGCTGATCAAGGATCAACACAAGCATTTAATGGACGTGACATCAGACAAGATATGGCAGATGTTCTTAATGGTGAAATGGTTTATGACGATCCAACTCAAAATAAAGGTACGTCTGGTAATCCAAATGCTTCTTCTTTTAAGCAGAGATATATGGGGAGTCAGGGTAAAGTTATATTAGCAATTCAGCAAGTAAATAAGAGAGAGAAAACAGATCATATTGGTCTTACTGATTTAAGAAAGACAACAGAGTTTGGTGGTGGTGCTACTACTGGTGGATCGGGAGCAGGAGCAGGTAAGACAGAGAAGATAGAAAGTTCTGCTGCTTGGATGACTGCTTTAAGATATACTATGGGAAATACTGATTTTGTAGTTGTTGGAGATGATGCTGATGCTGCTCCTAGTATTAAACAACTTAATAAAGTACAAAATCAGGTTGATACTACAGCATCAAAGAAAGAAGTACATGATTTCTTAAAGATCAATCCAGAATGGTTAAAGACTAGTCAGCAGACAGCTAATTTAATCTACGAGAAGTATCCAGGTAATAAGGGAACATATAAGTTTTATAGAGGAAAGGGTATTGTAGAACATGTTGATAAAGCATTTTATAGAGTAAATGCATCACACACAGATTCCGATGACAAGAAATTAAAACCATTTTCTAATCTTAATAAGTGGAGTCCTGCTGATATCTACCTAGTCCGTCAAGAGAATGTGGTTAGAGTAGCATTAGGAAAAACTACTACTTTTGCTACCTTAAATGGTTATATGACAGAGCAAATTACTGATGGTAATTTAATTGGTGTTTCGTTAAAAGGATTTGATGGTGCAAATGGTGGTGGTAAAATTTCTGAGTGGAATTATGGAACTCATTCAGCTGCTAATTCAAAGAGAACATATGATAAGGTAGATACTAAGGCTGGATTATTTGGTGCTCTAGATGTTCATTTGTTTGGTAATAATAATATGGATATTCAGTTTCGTTCTACTGATACTAAAGGATCAACGTGGCAAGGGGAAGTATTGGAAGGAACTTTTGCAAAACATGGTAAGATCGGTGGTGGTGTATTTGATAGGTTTATGGAAGAAATGCTTGGTACAGGTTTGTTTAGTCATATAGGATATCCAAGTATTAAAAAAGTTTATCAAGAATCAATTAAAGAAAATCCAAAAGGAGGAAAATTAGGAGAAGAAATTCAGGAGATGACATCATCAACTGGTACTATGAAATCTGTTCCAACTAATGATGAGAGAACGGAAAGGAAAGGTGGTAAGATGGTAGTTCCTTTAGATGTTATTCGGAATGCACCATGCTATGATAATAAAAATAAGCAACATCCACCATCAAAATGGATGTTTTCTAAGTTTCTTGGGTTGAAGATGGGTGAAGCACTTGGTAAAGCAAGTAAGGTTGATGCAGATAAATTTATGACAACTGTTTTTAGATATGCTACATCACAATCTGTTGTAAAAATAGGTGGTGAATCTGTTCCTATTTCTGGTCCTTTCATTAAGATATCACAATAATGGCAAACATTGATAAGCTAACCCATTTAGAACACG